ACCATCTGGTTCCATTATGTTCCAAAGATTTTTTGTAGTTCCACCAACTTTTAATACTAAAGGAATCATTTTAACTTCACCCCCACTTGATATTGTGTATTTATAAGATCTGGCCACAACGCTCTCGCAAGTGTTCGACCGTCAATATTTAATATAACAGGTCTATCATTTCTAGCGCCATTTCTTGTACCCATTAAAGACACAACCTCTTCAGCAATACCTTGTTTCATAGATGTGAACTGAGGTGATTGACCTAATGGCACAACTGCTTCAGGATATTTACCTTCACCAACCATTGCTAATGTTGGAGCGCTAACTACGCCACCTGTTGCCATAGCAACTGTATCTGGACCATTACTTTCATTACTATCAACAACTGAACTTGCACTAGCAATAGCTGTCATAACAATACCTGCAACAACTGCTGCTAACATACCTGCAGCTGCAATAGCCGCTAATGCTAATTTCCAATAAGCTTTTTCTGCAATCCAAGCCGATATAGCATTTTTAATGTTCATTGCAACAGTTTTTAAAGATGTAATAATCCAGCTTTTAGCTGCTACAATAGCTGCAGCAATCTTTATTGACAATGCTTTAAATTGCAATACCATCGTGGCTAAGCCTATAATCACTTTATCCCAATTGAACATTGCCCATAACAACAAGAATGCAGTAGCTAATGGAATTAATAATTCTAAATGTGATATCATAGTGGCAAGGAAGTTAACAATAGGACCTAATATATTATCAATTAAGAACCCTAATACACTGCCTAAAACACTTGATAAAAATGTAATGATTGTAGTGACTAAAGCTAACAAAGGTTCTAGCGCAGTAAATATAGCCCCAACCAATGTTGCTACTTGGCCCAAAACAGGAACTAAAACGTTAACCAAAGGATCAATAGCAGCTTGAATGATGGCTAACACACTCTTAAGAACTTCGCCAACAGCTTTCAAGTTTTCCATGCCTTCGAGTTTAACCTCGATCATGTTATTTTGTTGTGTATCTAACTTGTTTAATTCGTCGATACCTTGTGTTCTATTTGCCTTACGAACAGCTTCAGCATAATCTTCAACTTGATATCGTGCTTGAACCCATGCATCGTTACCTGCAATAGCATTAAACATTTGATTGATTTTATCTAAAATCTTGCCGAGTGCTTGCGATAAGTATTCAATGAATGGTGTAATCAATTGAATAATAGGCCCTAACATTGCTGCAATCTTGTCAGCAACCAATTGAAAAGATGAGGTTAGCCTAGACATGGCATCGTTAAATGTGTTACTAATTAAAGCCATTTTTTGGAATGCTTTTCGCATAGCTTGTGCAATCTTTGCCAATACCGCTTTTATAAGTTTATAAATAGTTAAACTCTTTGTTTTACCTACTAAGTATTGTAAGAATGTTAATTTTCCTTCACCATGAATAGCTTTATATTGCTCACTAGATAATCTATTCAATGAGCCAGCTAATTCTTGGTATTTGCTATTCAATTTTACTGTGGCTGCAGCTAGTCTTTCCATTGAGCCCGTTCCTGCGTCGTAAGCATCTTTAGCTTTTTTGTATTCACTTATAACAGCTTCTAAATTACGTAATGCTTCTGCTTCTGCAGGATCTCCCGTGTTCATAAAGCCTTTCAACCTAGAAAGTTGTTGTAGCTGTGAATGAGCTCTAACTTGTGCTTCAGGTGTTCTAGCAAACTCAAGCTCTTTATAATGCTTTTCAGCATCACTAAGTTCTTTTTTATTTCGTCTAAGAGTTTCTCTTCTTTCTTTATCTTTTACTCTTAATTTGGATTTATATAAACTGTTAGAAATAGATAACGCCCTTTTCATTGCGTTGTTCAATTGTTTCTTTTCAGCGTCTGTTAAAGAACCACTTTTTTCGTTGAGGGTCTTTATTGTTTTCATTAAAGAACGAAGTTGTTTATATTGCGCTTTTTGAACTTCAGACATTCCGCCTTCTTGTTCTTTTAAAGTTTTAACAGTTCCGCGCATTAAAGATCGAACACGCTTAATAGCTTGCTCTAAATTAAGGGTATCACCTTCAAATACGTATGTAATTGTATTACTTTTTATATTTGGCATACTTACGCAACTCCTCCATCATAGCAAACTCTTTATCGACTTCTTTGAAATCTAATGGTATAGGCTTTTTATGTTTTCTAGCCACTTTCTTATAAATGTGATTCACAACATTTTCAAGTGACTTTTTATGCTTTTGAGCTCCGTTCCAGTATGCATTAAAGTATGCAGCCTCTACCCTAGATACCAATTCGTCGGCTTGTTTTAATCTGTAACCTTCACAATATGCATTGTATTGATATATTGTAAGGTCTAACAATTCTTCTGGTTTTAATCCAACCCTCGCGGCACTTGTGAAAAAGTCAAACCAGGTTACTTCTTCAACATTCCCTCCGCTTGGGTCATTAGGTTTTTTCTTTCTTCCTCTGTCATTCCATCGAACATAACATCCTCGATGATTTCTTTATAGATAAGGGATAGTTTTGCAAAACCTATTTTATTTTCAGCAAACAATTCTTGTAATTCCTCTTCTGATAAAGGCTTGTCCTTGTTTGCAATATTGTACGAAATTAGTATAACATCTAAGACATTGTCAATCTCAATTTCAGGATTGCTTAAATACTTATATGTTTCTTGTAAAGTTTTGTGGCCCTTCTTTTCTTTGATTTTGAACAACACTCTAATAGTAGTGTCAAAGTTAATGTTATTAATTGTTTTCATAATTGATCTCCTTTTGTAATTAATAATTGAAAATTGAATAAAAGGGCGGCCTACTCAATTCAGTCACCCTTTTAAGTTATTTTAAGCGTTCTTAAATGTGACGTAAATAGTTGTGTCAGCACTCAAAGCGCCAGTGGTAAATGCATTACCTGTAATGGTTTCAGAAGGTGCAGCACCGTTTAAACCATACTTATCAGCTGTCTTTCCGTTGGCAGGTAAACATGTNANTGTAACAGTGCCTCCTTTTGCAACTCTGATAACACCTGCAGGATTTGTAGNTCCACCCACACCAGAAGAAATTGTAACTGTGACAGTTTCNGGGAGTGTGAATAAGATTGCACCACTACCTTCAAACTCAACGCTAATGGATAACGCATCGTCAGGTGCTCCTGAAATTGATAAGGAAGAGATAAGCGCTTGACCTTCGAAGTAAACACCTTCATCGAGTTTGATTGTTAAGGTTACAAACTCACCAGATTCGAATGCTTGATACAATTTGTGTTGCGATTCACCGGCTGCAAACGCAACGGTTCCTTCAGAACTAGCTGTCCAGTTTTTAATAGTTGGAAGCTTTTCTTTGTATTGTGCACCGAATTGAAGGACTTCTGCGATATCTTTTTCAAGATTTAATTCAAGGCTATTGAGATAACCAACTGTAACTCCGTTCAATTGAACGCGTGCGGTTAAACCGGCATAAGGTTTTTCCATAGTTAATATCCTCCTAATTGATATTCTACTCTGAACGAGTATATTGCACGATCTTTTATGTCTCTACCATTGTAACGAGGTAAAGTATCAGTTAGAATAACGAAACCCTGTCCAACATAGTTGTTTAATATATGATATATTTTTTCAACTCGTTTTTTAGCGTCAGCGTTATTACGTGCTCTAACATAAATTGTATATTTCGGATAGTCATAAGTTTGCTTATCGAAGTGAACATCTGATCTACCCGCATTAGCCCTGATCCATTGACAATCATCTATACCAATTGAACAGTCGCCAATATACGTATTTTTATAGGAGGATTCAATTAATGCTCTAATTGTTTCTTCAATCATAATTCTCCTCCTGATTCGATGTAATCTTTTGCATGTTCTAATTCGCTTGACATTACAAGTTCTTCACCAGTGATATCTTCGTAGTATTGTGCTAAGAACGACGCGAACGATCCGCCTAAGTAATGTGCTAATCTTTCATCATCGTGCGCATACTTACCACCATCAAATGGTTCTGTTTCTTCTTGAATGAGCGCGTAATCATAACCTGCATTAGTTGCACTTACATGCGCAATAATTCCTGGGTATCTTCGACTTCTCGAAACTCTTACTTCAATACTATTCATCAATGCACCAGTATCTAGTGGAACAAGCATTTCAGCGTTATTTTGAATATCGCTTGCCAAGTCCTCTAAATCTTCAATGTGTTCTTTCCAAATATNTTTGTAATCTTCTCTAACCATCTTTTCAAGGTTTGATACGTCNGTTTCAACGCCACCTTTACCACGAATTAATACCCTTCGACCTTTATAATGACGTGTATAATGTCTAAACTTTGCCATACTACACTGTTATATATCTAACCATCTTAGGCTTGTTACTCAAATCACACATAATGTATTTTTGCATAACCGTTTCGCCATCTAACTTGTCCATATATTTTATGTCAAGTGCATGTGGTTCGATTTTAGGATCAACGTAGAAATAACTTTTTGTTAGAATTTCTTTTCCGTCGGCGGTCTTAATTACTTCTTCGTGTGGTTGTTTACGAACAGTTATATCCATAATAGTTGGTCTGTAAATATCATTGTATTCATCCATAATGGAATCGCCGTATTCATTTACAGCCCCAGACATTTGTGCTAGTAAATATTTACTATCTTTATCTATTAAGATTTTACCATCCGCATCTTCGAGATATACTTCTGTGTCAGAACCATCGTTACATTTTTCCCATGCTACCTTCTTATTCGTGTAGGACATATTCTATAACCTCCACCAAGCCAATTTCTTAAAAACGGATTAACAACGTCTAATGCAAATTGAATAAGGTAATCTTCGGAACCAGTATCTTTAAAGGTTTCTGATAAATCTCCGATCTTGTATGACTTAACACCTTGCGCACGTAAGTTTAATCTATCTTGAGCCTCAGTATCACCGTTAGTTTGCAACGCTAATTCAATAGTAGCAACTCTAACACGTTCTAATGATAGCTCAGGATTTGGATGCCTTGGGAAGGCATTTGTTTGTTTTAGATCCACAGGTTTTCCGCTAAATGGTAACAAATCAATAACTTGTTCTGCTCTATTTAACACTACCTGCTTATCCTCTTCGCTTAATGCCTCCCAGGCTATCCTAATATTGTTGGTTGAGCTGTAGTAACTCGCTACATAAGCATTGGCTTGTTCAATTGTTGTATACATACAGCTTACCTCCTAATATTTATTCTTGTGAGATCACAACAACGATTGAATAGGTTGCTGTTTTAGTAACTTCACCTTCGGTGTAAGAAACTGTAACAGTCTTGGTACCATCAGTTGTCATATCAGGAGCCGTGACCTCAGCTTCTTCAGAGACATTTTTGATGGAACCATCTTCATAGTTAGCGAAGACTTTTAATCCTGCAGAACTAAATGTATCATCAACATCGAAGCTTAATGTTACACCAGAAGTAACTAAGTCAATGCTTGACAATTTTGGTTCAACTGGTTCAACCGGTTCTGTAAGAGATAAAGCAGCGATACCGTTAACTTTTTCTCCAAGGACCCAAGCATCGTGGTAAACGCGGAAGTCGAATTTCCAAGCATCTGCGTCTGGGTTAACACCGTCAGTTCCAGCAGCATATTCTCTGGATGGAGCCCAGATACGAGCGACTGCTCTCTTAGAGATTTGAACAACGGCGTCTTGATTAACCATAAGTAAGCCAAGATCTGCACCATCAGCAGCTTTGACGTAACCGCCTTCTTCTTGTCCAGGAGTGGTGCCATCATATAAAGTGATAGCTGTATACATTCTCTTAGAAGTAACCTTGATGAGTGGGTGACCGTTGTAGCTATAAATCTTTTTGTTTAATGCTTTGGTCATTTCATCGTTGACTTCAAGTTTCTTTTCAATTGAAGCATCGTTGATGACTTCCTCGTAAACAGTTGGACGTAAGAAGATAATTCTTCCTTCTTCAGGAACTTCTTCATCATCCATTAAGGCATCGATATGATCGATTTTTCTTAAAACGGAATCTGTTCCTAAAGCTAATGTATCTTTATGTCCAGCGTTAGTAGCATACACGGAAATACGGTAAGCATCTAATTCAGGAATAACAGCATCCTTTTGGAATCTGCCGGCTAAACGGCCAAATGCCATGCCGAATGTTTCTTCGTTGTCTTCGTGGTCGACTTGAATAGATCTGCCACGGTCTTGAGTGAATTCATGTTCCTCCCAAGATAATTCCATAGAACCTTTAACGAAGCCATTAGTTCTGGAATAGCCACCAAGTTTATCAGTTTTGTATTTAGCAATTTTGACTTTCTTGGCGTCTCTTGTATCTTTGACCCATTCTTTTGGCATATCTAAGATAGCTGTTTTTGAAAGTTGTCTGTATTGTTCATCGAGAACGGGAAGATACTTTTTAACTAATTCAATAACGTTCATAATATCTTTTCCTCCTATAACGTTAGCGTTTTAAGTCCGCCGACTAGTGTTAGATAACACCAACTGCATTACGCATAGCTTCAAGTTCTTTATCAGAAGATTTACCGCCTTCGCCACCATTTCTACCAGTGCCTCCAGGAATATCGTCTTCTCCTTCGAACAAGTAAGCTTCATCTTTTTGCAACCTTGCAATTTCATCTTCGAGTTTCTTCTCAGGATCAATTAAGGCTTTAATGGCTTTAGCGTTTTTGCCACGGGCCTTTAAAATTGCTGTATCCATAGCATAATCGCGTTTGATTGAGTCGATCTCTTTTTGGTGGACTTCGTTTAATTCAGTTTCTTTTGCTGTGACAGCTGCTTTAACTGCATCATCTCCACCCTTTTGCAAGTCTGCAATTTGTTTTTCCAAATCTGCGGCTTTCTTTTCAGAAGTTTTTAACTTTCTGTTAACTTCATCGAATCTAGACTTGCCAATGTATTCTGGTAAATCAGTTGCATCTGCATGTCCATCTTCCTTGTAAGCTTCTAAGAGAGCTGTTAACACTTCTTCAGAAACGCCATACTTTTGTAAAAACTTTTTCATAAGCTTCCTCCTTCCGCTCGTTACGGTGAGCTACACCTAATTTTAGATATTATTCATATCTGTAAGCTGTAAGCCGAGAAATTAACTTACCTCTTATCTAATTATATTATAAACGCATATGCGAATATAAATCAACCATTTTTTAATTTAATTTTAGTTGTTTTTATTTTTACTTGTTACCAAGATTTTCAGCACTTCCACCTAAGTTCTCACTTGCTGTGGGATCCTTAAATGATAACTTCTTATCTGCTCTCGGAGCTGGATTTTCTTTATCACCTTGTCCTTCAACTTCTTTAAACTTAGCTTTTTCNTCAAGTGCTTCNTCAATCCACTTTNTAGCAGTAGCTTCNTCAAGTCCGAAGTTATCTTGTAACACTTTTACCAATGGCTTAATAACTGTNGAACCGCTTTCTGCTTTAGATAATTCAACAAGTTCTTTTGGATCTTTTGGTAATGAATCTTTCCAAGTAATGTTAATATCTTTAGCATCTAATGTCTCACCATCAAGTGNTAACATAGACGAAACAATTTCTTTAAAAGGTTGAGTTAAGTCGTTTTGTATACGTCTCGCTTTTTCAAGTGGTGATACCATCTTGAATCTCATTGCTGTTCCTGATACAACATTTCCAGTTGAACCTGCTGCACCAATAAATGCAGAACCCATCTCAGAAAGAATATAGATTTGTTCACATAACTTATCAAAAGCTTTAAATGAACTTTCTAAGTTTGCTTCCCATGTAATATAAGAAGGTTTTTGTTCTTCATCGTTAACGGCATAATACTTAGATGTCTTAAACACTAATTCACCACTATCTGTTTTTTCAAGTAATGAACTTGGACCTGTCATAGACGGATCAGCATGTTCATCAAGAACTCTTAAGATCGCTGTTAAACGTTCAATTGCTTTTTGCATTAAACTATTTATAATTTCATAGTCGCCAGTTCCTAGTGGATTTGTAGTTGTTGGCGTGTTAGGAACTGCAAAGAACAATTTCTTACCACTTTTCTTATTATATCTTTTAGAACTTTTTAATCTTACAATATTACCAGCACCATCCATTATGTAATAACGCTCTTCATAAGAACCGTCTTTTGTGCTATGAATTTGAATTTTTAATAATTCTGGATTTTCATACCAACCAATAACGTTGTATTTAATTCTGTTAGTTCCATCGTTATAATACACAGGCACCCATTCGAGAGGGTTCCATGCAGTTAAGCATGATTTACCAGTTTCTTCATCTTTAAACACTCTAATTAATAAGACACCAAATCTTGAATAATCAAATAATGCTTGTTTCATATGATAATCAAACTGTGAACGATTTCTCATTTCTCTGATTTTTTCAGTTAGTTCACTAGAAGCGTCTGCTTGTGCCACAATTAATGGAGGTTCACCAATGACCATATCGGTTGTTTTTAAAGTAAGTAATCTAGGATAGCCTAACAATTTTAAACTATGTCCGAGCTCTGACCAATCTTTTAAATTAAGTAAGCCAGAAGGAAATAGTTTTTGCACCATATCTTCAGGAGTCAATTCGAATTCTTCTCTNGCAAATGCATATTTNTCCATTCTTCGAGTATCTTCGATAGGCTTCCAAGGCTTATTTGGTTCCAGAAAGTCTAAATCATAATGTAATTTATTATTTTCATCTGCAAACAACATATTTTATTCCTCCTTTAAGAATATGTGTAAACACTCAATATCGTGTAAATCATCCATAAGTTTTCTATTACGACTAATGATAGGATAAAGCTTATCATATTTGAATCCTTCTTCGGTAGCTATTCTTATTACATCTTCTACAAAGAAATATTTTTTAGCCTTATAATAGAAATTAGATATATCAATACCAAACTTCCCATCAACTTTTAACGCTTTATAAATGTGTTTAATCGTAGGTCTAATATAACCCTCTAACCATTCATTATAAGTTTTGAATTTGTTAATACTTTGTGTCTTTTCATCACTATAGATTTCTAAAGCATAGAATGGCGGGCAACTAAACGCAAAGTCTACTGATCCTTCTGGTAACTCCAAATCCTCGGAACAACAATTGAACAACTGATGCGAAGCATGTTTACCGGTGACTTTTTCAATTTCATAACCTAAGTATTTCAGATTAGCGAACGTGTCTTTATTAGGTTCACATCCGATATACTTATAATTATTAGATGAACATAAAGCACCTAACATTCTACCACCATATCCACATGCGTAATCATAGATGACACCATCCTTTGGACAGAATTTCTCATAGATTGCTTTCGCTCGCATAGGAAGATAGTTGGTAGGTGCATTCCAGAAGAATCTAGCATACATGAAGAATGGTGTTCTCATGTTCGCAAAGACATAATGTTCCATGTAACGTTTCAAACATGCTTTCAATTTATCGTCGTCATAGAATCTGCTATATACACAGTCATCTAAGTTCCATGTTTTTGCGAAATGCAAGTTTGGAAATAAGAAATCCAGTAATAATAGACCTAACGAACTTTGTGTAATAAGGTTATCACCATCGAAATACACATCTTTTTGCATTACTTTAAGAATCTCGTTTCGAATACCTTGTTCATTGAAGTAAAAGATTGGAAATACATCTACTTCACGAATCTTTGCTAGCTGTTCGTTAAGCAATTTTTCTTGTTGCTCTGGAGACATTGCACGAAACTCTCTAGGTATTGTTACGTTTAAGGAATCAATTATGTCTTCGTAACCACATTCTTTCTCGAATTCGGGGATATAGTCCCACTGATATTTTCTATTTGCTAATAAGTTTTGAATTTCAGCGTTCATACTACAACCTCCTTATTCGATAAATACCTGAAGCATTGTTCTTATTGTGAGTATACAAACTATATCTGTCACTATCACAAGCGTGGTCAAACACTTTCTTAGGTTTATCTANACCTTTTTCTTGNGCCTTTTCATCCCACGAATAGTTTTCATATTCTTCAATCGTTCGCTTACATGACTTGTCTATATAATATTTTCCTGTATTGATAAGATTCAACACAAACTTAATACCTTCGACTACATCATTGTCAGCGTGCTTGAAGTTGTAACCGTGATTTGTCAACATTGCATCCCAAGAAGCTGCTGCAGGGTCGCCATATACTGGCAATCTGTTCTTTTGCAAGAACTTTTCAGGTATTGTTTCACTTAACAATCTTTGGAAATCTGCGAAGTATTGAGCATCATCTTTTTGTCTGCGCTCTTCTTTTGCTTCATAGTAGTATTCCCTAATCTTATAGTTAATACCTGTCTTTTTATCCTTACACATGATCGACCATGAACACGTTACGGAAGTTCCTTGGTCACATCCTATGTAATATTCACGATCTACTTCTGGTAGTTGATTAACAATCGATGATGCGTCAATAACATGTTTTTCTGGATCAAACGTGTCATAGATTTTACCATCTGCTACACACCATTTTCCATCGATGAATCTTTTCTTAAACACTCCGCTAAATTGACTTTCTAATTGTCTTTTGTATTCGTCAGTTAAGGAGAGGTTGTCTTCCATGTTAAACTGCCAAATCTTTTTATCCATGGTCTTATTGCGGAGCACGTTTTTATAAAACCAATGGTAAGGCGAATCCGGGTTGCAGTTAGCAAATGTCTTTGCACCAGGAATTGATAAACGAGCTTGTAATTGCATCCATACTGATTCTGGATACAAGTTAGCTTCGTCGCAATATGCACCTGCGAATGTAGCACCTCTAAGTCTTTCTTCAGCTTCTTCGGTAGCAGCGCCAATTGCATATACACGTTTGCCTAGGATTAACAGTTCACCTTGTTGTCTGTCAACCCATTTTATGTTGTTTTTACCTAATATATCAAATAGGTCATTTATTACGTTACGCTTAAGCGTCCCGAGGGACTTTCCCATCATACAGTAATCTGCTTGTGGTCCAGTCATTAAATAGAATATCCATCGAATTGAACAAGCAATTGTTTTTCCTGAACGAACCGAGCCTGTAGCGATATTCATTTTAGCAGTAGAATGCTCAATGAAGTCTCTTTGTTTAGGTGAAAACGGTTTCCAGTCAATCATAATTAGTAATC